ATCGAAACCAGCGGCGGGCGCGAGTTCTTCCAGGCGAAGCAAACGATTTCCGACTTATCGCACGCCATCACGGTTCGTTACAAGGCCGGGTACACGCCTGACATGCGCGTAAAGTTCGCGGACCCAAAGAACTCGAACGCCGCCCGCTACTTCAACATCCGCGCCATCGCCAACCCCGACGAGCGAAACGAAATGCTTGCGCTGCAATGCTCTGAGGTCACGATTTGAAAATCAAAATCGAAGGGCTCACGGAACTCGCCGGGCAACTGGAGAAGCTCAAGAAAACCGCGCAGGGGGCCGAAGTGCGCGCGGCGCTCCTCGACGGGGCGAACCTCATCAGCGACGCGGCCAAAGCCCGCGCGCCGGTCGCGCCATACGCGACGAATTACAGGGGCCGCGCCATCGCACCGGGCGGGCTGAAAAGATCGCTCTCCGCCGCTGCTGGGCGGCAATTCAAGAACTTCTTGCAAGCCTACGCCTACACACTGAAGAACGCCGCCCCGCACGCGCATTTGGTCGAGTTCGGCACGAAGGCGCACACGGTCACGCCGAAGGATAAAAAGTTCCTCATGTTCGGCAACCTGTTCAAGCGATTCGCAAAGAAAGCGCAGCACCCCGGCAGCCGTCCCATCCCGTTCTTCCGTGACGCCATCCGTGCGCAGCGCAACGCCGTGAAGCGTCTCCTGGAATCCCGCGTTAAGGCCGCATTCGATGCGCTCGGGCGGGCTGCATGAGAATCTACCAGGCGCTCTACAAGTACCTCCAGACCATATCGGCCATCACCGACCTGACCGGTACGAGGGTGTACGACATGCACGCCGATCAAGGGCGCGTGGTGGACTATCCGGCCATCGTCATCGAAGTGATCGACTCCGCGCCATTCCACTCCATTGGATCGGCCGCACCGACGGCCACACGCCGCCCGGTGGCGCTGTACTGCATGGCGCAGGGCAACCCGAAGGCCGCGGAAGACCTCGCCGATTTGGTATACACCAACGTCATCAACCACGCCGCCGAAATCACCACGGCGGCCGGATCGCTGACGGTCTACAGCACGCACCTCAACGGGCGGCGCAACGAGTTTGAACACGACCTGGAGACGAGCGCAAAGCTCTACTCCGCGGTCCTTGAATTTGACATCATCCACGCCGTTTAGGCGTGGGTGCCGGCGGCACGTCGTGAGATGTTCCGCCACCCACTTCTAGCTATCGCCGTGAGGCGAAAGGAGCCCCTATGGCTGTAATGGTAGGCAATGCTGCCGCGCTCAAGATCAGCACGAACACAATCGGCGAGATGGATAACTGGTCGCTCGACGTCCAGACCGGACTCGAAGAGACGCAAGCCTTCGGCGACACCTGGAAAGAACGCACCTCGACCATCAAGGAATGGAGCGGCAGCGGTTCCGGCCGTCTCGACACCGCCGACACCAACGGCCACGTTGCGTTGAAGACCGCCTTCCTCGCCGGTTCCACCGTGGCGATCCGCTTCTACCTGGACGGTACGAATTACTACAGCGGGAACGCCTTCGTTCAGGCGTCATTCTCCGCGCCTGAAAACGGCATCATCACCGCCTCCTACACCTTCACCGGAACCGGCGCGCTGTCCTACACCTAAGGAGCCATCATGGCCGTACTCGCAGGAAACGCAGCCGACATCTACATCGCCACCGGATCGGGCACCGCCATGACGGGGGAGGCAGTAACCTCCCTCGGTGGCGGCGTCTACCAGATCACGGACACGGCGAAACGGGCGATCAATCCCAACGCGGCCGTGACCGTGCTGGACGGCGTCTCGACCGTGCCGAAGGCCAACTATCAAATTGGCTGGGCATCGGGGAAGATCACCCTCACGAATGGGTACACCGCCGGCGGAACCATCACGATCACCGCCGAATACCTGACGCTGGCGCAAGCGGCGCAGGCGTTTGAATGGTCCTACGATTCCGAAGTCATCACGGAAGAATCGCAGACGTTCGGCGATACGTGGAAAGAGCGAACGCTGGTCATGAAATCGGGCACGGTGTCCTTCCAGCGCTTTTACAACGACGCCTACTTCGCTAACACGAATTTGGGCAGCTACTACGTCCTGTACCTCTACACCAACCTTTCCGGCAACGACCGATTCATGGCAGCCGGCCACATGTCCTCAACCGGCATCACGTCGGGCGAGAACGAACTCATTAAGGAAAACGTCTCCTTCGCGCTGCATGGCGAAGTGGACTTCTCGACCACGTAATGCACTACGACAAACAGGCTCGGGCGCTCGTCATTCCCGAGTCTGAAATCAACCGCGTGTGCCGCAACGGCGCGGAAATCGACTACTGGAACGGGTGGGCATTAAACCTGCCTGGTCCCATCACGATCAAGGCAAAGGAGCCAAATGAGCACGATCCTGGAGAGAATTTCAGCGGTGACGCTGAAGACGGACGCAATCACGATTCCCGAGTGGGGGGTGGAGATCGGCGTCCGGGAGATGACGGCAAAAGAGCGGGTTGAGTTCGGCGCCAACGCGAAGAACATACCCCACGCCGCGGCTGTCCGCCTGATTATTGATTGCGCCACCGACCCGGCCACGGGCGCGAAGCTATTCGAGAAGGCGCACCAGGACATGCTCCTGGGTAAATCAGGCGATGTTATCGACCGGATCGCCACGAAGATTTGCGAGCTATCCGGCCTCACCGACAAAGCCGCCGACGACCTGGAAAAAAACTCGTAGGCGAGCGGCGTTTTCTCTTCGCCCTCGCCGAAATCCTGCATAAAACCGTGGCGGAACTCACCGCCGCGATGCCCTCCTCTGAACTCACCGAATGGGCCTGCTATCTAAAGCTGAAAGCCGACGAGCAGGAAAAAGCCCAAAAAGCCCAGACACCACCTTCCCCGACACCCATTAGACGACGGTAAACGATGCCCATACTCTCCAACCTCATAGTGCGCATCGGGGCAAGTACCGACGACTTCGATAAACAGGTAGACCGCTCCCTCAACAAAGTCAAGCGCTTTGCCTCCGATGTCACGGCAGCCGGCACCGCGCTCTCTATCGGCTTTTCAGCGCCGCTGATCGCCGCCGGCGCCGCCGCTATCAAAGCCGGTTCCGACATGGAATCGCTCACCATGGGGCTCAAAGCCGTGATGAAGTCGAGCGAAGCCACGGCCACGGAAATGGCGAAGCTACGCGAGGTGGCGAAGCTCCCCGGCCTGGGACTGGAAGAGGCCGTCAAAGGCACTATCCGCCTTCAGATCCTCGGCAACTCCGCCGACCAGTCCCGCCGCATTATGGGCGAACTCGGCAACGCCCTGGCCGTCGTCGGTGGCGGGCGCGAGGACTTTAACGAGGTGATCCGTCAGTTGTCGCAGCTTGGCGCTGTCGGCAAGGTCACTAAAGAAAACCTCGATCCGATTATCGAGCGCATCCCGCAACTGGCCGCGATCATCAAGGAAAAGTTCGGCGCCGAAGCGCTGGGCGACCCTGCGAAGACGTTTGAACGGCTGGGCATATCCTCGCAGCAATTCATCCGCATTATCACGGACGAATTAGCCAAGGGCGAGCGCGCCGGGAACACGTATAAGAACTCCTGGGAGAATATCCAGATGGCCGCGAAGGACGCGGCGGCGGAGTTCGGGAAGACGCTCCTCCCCATCGCGCAGCGCGTGCTTGACGACTTCCTGACGCCCGGCATCGAGAAGGCGAAGTCGCTGGCTACGGCGTTCCGGGATCTGCCTCAACCCACGCAGGACTGGGCCATTGGGCTCACCGCAGTGGCTACCGCCGCACCGCTGGCGCTGGTCGCTCTCGGCACGCTGATTGAAAAGGGCGCGCTGGTTGTCGGCGTGCTGAATAAAGGCATCCCGATCATCAAGGCGTTCGCAAGCAGTCTTTCACTTGCGGGCGTGGCCGCTGGTGCTGCCGCCGCTGGCGTCGGGCTGTTCATGAAGTTTTTGGTCGACAACGGCGGAAAGCCGGTCGATACCACGGGCGAGGCTATCCAGCGCTTAAACGAGCGCGTCGGCACTGGCACGCCGGTAGCGTTCGGCGCGGGCACTGCGGCTATTACCGGCTACATGCAACTCCTAGGGCAGTCTACGCCGCCCGTTGAAAAGCACGCCGAGGCCCACGCCGCCGCTGCTACCGCTGTTGAGAAGCACGCCAAGGCCATGGAATCGGCAAAGCTGCCGACCATGGAGCTTTTGGCGCTGTTTGACCGCTTCAAAGACGCCGATACAAAAAAGGCCGAAGCTGTCAAAAAGATAGCGGAAATCACGGGCCGTTGGGAACAAGTCACCATCAGCGGCGCGCAGCGTGTGGCGCGCTCATTCGACCTACTGTTCCAGAGCTACCGCCAGTTATCTGATGCTCCGCCGCTTGGGTTGAGCGGGATGCTTGGCGACTTCAAAATGCCGAAAGCGCCATCCGTGGACCTGGCGAATGACAACGGCATGGGCGATTTTATCAAAGGCTCAAAAAACATCGGCCCCGAAGGCATGATGACGAAAGAGCAGCACGCCGCCATCACCGCTCGGTACAAAGACCTGGGAAAAGTCGGCAAGGCCGCAATGCAGCAAGTCTCAACGGTAATCACCGACTTGAGCCGCGGCATCACTGACATCATTTTCAAGGGCGGCAAGCTGGGCGACATGTTTAAGAGTGTCGCGCAACAGGCGGCGCAGTCTATCACTCGGCTGCTAATCGAAGGAGCGCTTACCAAGCTGACCTCTAAGCTCCTGGACGTCGGCGGGCTGATGGGCAAGGTGTTCGGCGGCGCAACGTCCGTTGGCGGCTCGGTATTCTCCGCCGCATCAAGCGCGGGCGGGAGCGTTGCTGGCGCGGCTGGCTCTGCCGCTGGAGGCATCGGCGGCGCGGCGTCGGCCGCATCGTCTGGAATCGCCGGAATCGTTGGCGCGGTGGGTTCGGTCGTCTCTGCCATCTCTGGCGTCATCGGAAATTTCCAGATGGCCGGGATGAACAAATCCCTCGACCTCATCGAGAAGGAAGTCCGCTACAGCCAAATCCACCTCCTGCACATTCTCGAAAAAGGCAACGAGTTCTGGCCCTACATGAAGTCCGTGTGGGAGTCCTTGATTCGCATGGAGCAGCGCCAGATGGCGGTAGGCGCGGGCGGCGGCGCGTCCGTTGTTATTAACCTGAACGGCGGCGATCCGAAAGCCGCGCTCGAAGAAATCACTCGGACCCTGAAGCAGTACGGCGTCATCCCACGCGGCTAACCCTTGCCCACCCCCATCGTAAAAATCGACGGAACCACCGTCTCCGCGAAACAAGGCACGCTCGAAATGTCCTACTCGCTCGGCTCCCGCGCCGGGTTAAGCGTGACGGTTATCAGCGAAGACGGCAGCTATCGCCCGGTCGTCGGCAAAGACCTCGAACTATTCGAGGGAGCGACGAAACTATGGGCTGGCTCAGTGGACGAAGTGGACGAATTTTCGATCACGGAAGCCAACCCGACCGGGCGCTATTATGCCATCCGCGCCGTTTCGTGGGAACAGTACCTTGACCGCCGCTTCTGCTACAACACCAGCACCGGCCGCCCGCTGATTTATGAGCGCAACTTCGAGTACACCGCCAACGCGGGCACGGACACGCTGACCTGCACGGTGGCGCATAGCCTCAGCAACGGCGACAAAGTGCGCGTCAAGGCGCACGCCAACGGCACGGTTCCGGGCGGGCTCTCGGCCACCGTCGAATACTTCGTGATATCGGCCAGCGGCGCGGCGCTGCAGCTCTCCCTCACCAGCGTCTCGGAAGCCATCGCCGCCCTAGCCGACGCCTCGAATTATGTGTGGTGGATTGACGAGGAGCGCGATCTATTTTTCAAGCCGCGCACCTTTGCAACCGCGCCGTTTTCGATCAACAACACCAGCGGCAACTACCGCAACATTCGCGTGCGCACCACGCGCGAAGATAAATGCAACTCCGCGCTCGTCAACGTGGATATCGAGCAAATCGGGTATGAGGACGAATCCTTCACCGGCGACGGCTCAACCGTCAAATGGTCCCTCACGAACCCCGTCGGGCAGATTGTCCGCGTCCAGGTGAACGGCGAGGACAAAGAGTTTGCCCAGTGGCTCACCGACTCGGACCGCGCGTACTACTACGAAATCGGCAAGGTCTATATTCGGCAAGATGCCGACCAAACCGTGCTTACGGCAGCCGATACGCTCCGCGTGGTATACCGCAAGTTCGGTGCCAACACGATTGCCGAAGAGGATAGCGCAGACATCTCCGCCACCGCCACGCTCGAAGGCAACAGCGGCATCTATGCGCTGCCGTTCGACCGTCCCGGCATTGGACAGCAACAGGCCAGCGTTGAAGGCTTGGCGCTAGTGGCGGCGCGCAAGAACAACGCCGTCGAGATCACCTACGAAACCGACCAGCAAATAGAGGCGACATGCCACACGCTGCGGCCTGGGCAACTTCAGACCATCGCTAATAGCTACTTCGACGTCTCCAGCGGCACATATTTGATCCGCGAAGTCTCCCTCCGCGACGTCTACGGGCAGTGGTTGCAATTTACGGCCAAGGCGATCAGCACGAACCGTCTTGGCGGCGCAGTCGAGTTCTGGAAGGCCATCGCGGGCGGCTCGTCTGGCGGCGGTGCCACGAGCTCGTTTGTGGCCGGAGGCTCGACCGGCACTGGCGGCAGGTCAACGCCCATCGAAATCACGCTGACGGCCAATACCACCATCGCTAGCCCGTACACGCCCACCGCGGCCGACCTGCT